GTAGCGCCGCGCCATCCACAGTTGGTGCAATCATCGGCATGGGCGCCGTGGTTGGCCCCTGCCCACCGGCGAATGAAGACAGGAACGGCGTCAACGCCTGTGCGCTGGCGTCGGCGGTGATGGTGATCTCCGGTTTGGTTGCCGCCCCCATAGTACCGGGCGAGAATAATTCGTCAGGATTGAAAAAGAGACGGGTCGCCTTTGCTAACTGCTCCTTGATCACCTCGCCCGTGGCGCTAACGTATTCATCCAGCCCCGTTTGCAGCCCCTCGGTGTGCGGGTCAATGTCGATTAACTCCGGTGGTCTGACCGCAACACCACCGCCACCGCCACCCGTCGCTGCGCCAACCGCCTCGTCAACTTGGATACCAAAATACTCATAAATATTCTTGCGGCCTTGTTCGCTCTTGCTCTGTAGCTCTTGCGTGAATTTGACCGCTTCTTCGTTGATAAAGATGGGGATGTTCTCGACGGCGGAATAAAGCGAACTGTCATTGATCGCCTTTTCCAAGAGCGCCACCGTTTGCTCTGCCGTACTTCCCACTTCCAAGCCGGCGCGTTCCAACCCTGCCCGCGCTTCTTCCAGGCTCACATCTTCCCAGTCGTTGCCGTTTTGCACCTCATCCCGCAGGCGCCGCAGGTACTCATCGGCTTTTTCCTGATAGACACCCAACTCGGTGTCCTTCATATCCTGCTCAGTGACCTGCGACGCGCTAAACAGCCCCGGCACTTTGTCAAGTGCTGACCTTAATTCCTGGCTGGCTCTCTTGGCGCCGTCTTCCAACAGTTTGCCAGCACGGCCCGCTGACCGTTCCTGCGACCGTGCCAAATCTCTGTTATAGCGCTCCATTTCGCGCCGGTTCTGTTCGCGCCCGCTGGCCTGCTGCTGCGACTGAATGCGGTTGGCGATGCTGCCACCGATAGCACGGCCCGCCGGTGACGCCATGCCAGCCTGCGCACTATTGAGTGCGTAAATCGCGCCGGTGGCAATGCCAGCGCCTTGCGCCAGTGTCAGCAGTTTCCCCGTTAGTGTGGCCGTCACCCCCGCGTAAATGTCGCCAGTGATTGCCCCGTTGCGGTAAGCAGCTTCGGTCAAAACCAGTTGATTGACAAGCTCGGCGGCATACGCGTTGGACGCCAAAAAGTCGCTGCCCAGATCATTGATGACCGCGCCTAGTTGGCCGCCACCATCGGCCACGCTGTAGGCGACCGCGGACAAATACTCAAGCCGCGCCGCCTGTTCGTCGGAGAGTTCACCGGTAAGCGCCATTTCGATGGAAAGCGTTGTCAACTCTTCCCGCGCCGCACTCACGCCTGGCAGGAAGTCAGTAAAGCCACTGTTGAGGTTGGACAGCGCCGCCCCCACCTGGTCAAAGTTGCCAAGCGCCGCAGTCAAGTCGATGGGGCCGGCGCGGGCTTCTAACGCGTCGAAGGGGGCGACAAGTTGATCTACAATGCCCGCTGTCCGAATGGCAATCTCATTAACATCACTGACACCGGTCGCCGCCAGTTCGTCAATCGCTTTTTCCGCAGCAAGCTTCTGTTCACGGTAGAGATTGATAGCCGCCTCAATACCAACGGATGGCGCGGCCTTTTGCGCACGAGTTGCCAGCGCTTGATTTAGCGCTTCCTGCTGGTCAAAGATGAGCGCTAGCCGCGCTTCCTCGGCTTTCTTTGCCGCTTCTGCCGCTTGCGTCTGCTGGGCGTAGGCTTCACCGCCTGCCTGAGCGGATTCCTGATAACCGGCGGTTAACCGGCTCACCAGGGCGATCTGTTCGGACGTGGCATAGTTTTGCTTGTCCACCTCAACGGCAATAGCACTAATGGAGTTAAAATACTCTTCAGCGCCGGGAACGCCAGCGGATACAGCGTTTGACGCCAGTTCCAGCGCCGTTACAATCAGTTTGATGCTGTCGGCGTCAGCGGCCAATGATCCGGCATCTAAGCCGAACATATTTTTGGGTATCAATCCACCGCCGGGGAGTTGATCAATACTGCGAATTGCCCCTGTCACCAAATCCCGACTGATAGGATTTAGCCCCTGCATGGCCCGCGCCTGTTGCTCGGTTTGCTTCAGGTTGTCAATGAGCGTCTTAAGCGGGGTATCCGTACCGGCGATATAGGTTGTCGCCTGACTGAATCCCGACGCCAGAGCGCGCGCCGCCGAGTCAATCGGCCCCGTAGAACCGGCCACAGCGATCCGTAACTCTTGATAGTTGGTTGTCAACTTTTCCAGGCCGCTGGCTTGCGCTTCGGTCGTGTTCAGCAAAGCGCCGAATTTTTCGTCAAGCAACTGCATTGATGCCATCAGTTTAAGCTGGCTATCGTCAAGATTGCCGTTTTCCATGCGCAACTCTTTGATGCGGTTGCGTACCTCAGTGGCCGACAAACCAAGCTGATCGGCGCGCGCATAGCTGGCGGCATTGCTGGAAAATAGCGCCAGTTGCGTCAGCGCCTCGCCTTGCTCGCGGATGATTGGCGACACCATTGTGATAATCCGCGCCGACCGCGCCAAGTCCTCAAACCCCTCTGTGGTCTTCGCCAAGCCCAACGATGCCGCCTGATTGCCGATGGCGATAGCATCCAAGCTGGTCACAGCGCCACCTGCCGCGGTCTGAATCGCCATCACATTGACTGACGCACGTTCCGCCCCACCTGACAGGATGTCAAACGATTTGTTGGCCCGTTCTGCCTGCGTGTTAAGGCGCGTCAGGTCGATGGCTTCGTTGATGCCACCGATAACGCCCTGCACGCTAAGGTAGCCTGCCGCAAGCCCCTTGAGATCAGACAGCGCGTCGTCCAACTGCCCAGAGAAAAAGCCGCCAATGCCGCCTGGTTTACCACCGGCTGGCCTTGCGCTTCCGACCTGCTCAACCTCTTGGCGCAACTGGCGTACCTGCACGGTTGCGTTTTTGATACCAGACGTGTCAAGGTTGCCGAGTCGAATATCCCGCAATTCTTTCTCGAACGTGCTGCGGATGTTGCGCGCTTCGCGCTTGGCGGTATTCGTCTGAATCGAAACTCGATAAATCAGATCGCGTGACAAATTTTTACTCCATTGACAAGAGCTTTCGACACTGGTAAACTAGCATTCATCGTCAGAGGTGAAATTAAGGAGAACATCATGAATGCCGAAGGGTTGATACTGTTTCTGCAAATGATTTTTGTTTCCATTGCTGTTGTGGTTGGACTACTCCTGGCTACGCGCTATTTGCTGCTCTGGTATTTCCGAATTAACGAGATCGTTGATCTGCTCAAAAAGCAAACCGAATTACTCGAAACTATTACCAACGAACGTACCCACAACGTGCCAAAACCCATCATCACAGCAGCGCCGGCGCAACCATCGCGCAACCCACTAACGCAGAAATAGAAAAAGCGCCCACACGAGGCAGGTTTTAATGGTCAGTGTGGGCGCCTTGTACCGGTGGTTTTCGTTTTGACTCATTTCCACTCTCTGCGTTCGATTTGCTCAATTACGAAGTCAACCATGCGCGCCAATCGGTTCTCGCCATCATCAGTCAGCATTGTCACGCTGCGTTGCGGCATGTTCCGCGTACCCCGTTCGTGAAAGACGGCGCGTCGGTCATTGCTGCCAACGTCGATGATCAGCCCAAAGCCGGTCGTCTGGATGCTTTCGTGGTTGTCGCCGCCGCGCTGAACGAAGGATGAACGATAGCCGCCAGAGCGAACGAGAATGGGCCTTTCACCACTGTATCCCAATTGCCGCCGTTGGGTAACAGTCGATTGCGCCAACCCTGCCCAGCGGCCAAAACCACTGCCCTGGCCGCTAAAATTTCTTTGAAACTCTTGCCGGATACCATCGGCGATTTTCCGTGTTTCGCCAGCGCCGGGACGGGCGATTTTGCCGATCAGGCGTTCAAGCTCGTCAAATTTTGCGTTTGTGGTTAAGGTGAACATGTCTACCGCCGCCCCTTCGGTTTCACCGGTTTGGCCTTCCTTGCCTTGTCTCGCTCGTCACCGATTACCCGATTGACATATAGAAAATCGTGCCTGTGCGCGGGTGGCATAGACACGATTTCAGTGTACGAGAATCCTCGCTGCTCGCCGCCGAGAACATACCAGGGAACATAAACGGTTTCGATAAAGCCTGGATCGCATAAGCCGTCAAACTCTTCCTCTTTCGCCTTTGCCCGTAACTCTGCCGGCGTGGGCGGTCGCTTCGGCTTATCTTCCTTCGCCGCCGCTTCCGCCGCGACAATAGCCTTCGCTAGTTCTTTGACGGCTGCACGGTCAGCCGCAGCACTTTTTTTTCCTCGTCTCCGCTTGGGGTAAACGAGAATAGGCGTGCAGGATTGCCAGCGTCGATTACAGCATCGGTCAACACGTCCATCATGCCGGCAGGAGCCTCACGCGCAAAGCGTTCGGCATCATACCAGGCGTCGGGCAGTTTGGTTTCCGTCCAGGTGTCGCCATCCTTGACTTCCACCCGCTTGAGCGCCGCCATCACCATTGCGTGAGCAATCATCACTCCCTGCATGACAATGGCTTCATCATTCCTGATCCAGTCGTCGCCATAGGTGGCGCGCATGGACTCAAACACACGCCCGCGGCGACGGTTGAATAGGCCAATGTCGAAATTGCTGCAAGTGCCAAAGGTCAGCCGGTATTCCTGCTCCATCTCGCCATCGGAGACGAACAGACTTACCGGCTCAGTGCGTTGCCAGTTATTGAGATTCATAATTA